GTCGTAGGAAACCCCTTCTCTTAAAATTAAATCGAATTCTTCGTCGAATGCTCTTTTGTAATAAGTCATTTTTTCTCTGAAAAGGTCACCATCTGGATCAAACGTTGATAGACGTGGGTAAATGTAATATCCTAAAACGTGATAGACAGCCGCTCTCGTGAATTGTGCTGTTCTAAGTCTTGATGGACTTAACTTTTCACTGCTTGTCCCAACTATCGTGATATCATATCTACCATAGTCGGCTTTTGGCCACCATTTGATGTTCAACAATCTGATGATGTCATCATATGACTTTTCGTGAAGTGCATCGAATTCTGCAATACCGTATTTTTGGATGTCTGGTTCGTATTCTAAGATGTTTGTGTCGTTAGCGAAAGTGCTCATAAGGTCCTTCCTTAAAATTATGTTATGTGTCTGGTCCTACCAAACTACATTGTTATTTATCGGGTCGTAAAAAAAGGATGGGCCTAAGTGTTAATATTAGGCCCACCCTAATAAGCGAGGATATTCTCCTTATGCTATTGCTTTAGAACCTTTAACTCTAACTGCATAAGCGGCTTTTACTAAAGCCGTTTTAACTGCTGTTGAGCCAACGTATTCTGTATGTCTCATTGAAGCATCTCTTTGTGATTCAATTCTTAATGGTCTTTTGATCACGTGTGCAAATGCTTGTGGAGAAAATACGCAACCTTGTGCATCAGTAGATACTGAGTCAGCCGCGATACCTGTTGAAGAAAAGATCTTCACGTTGAATAATTTTCCAACGAATGCAGATGACGTTAATATTGTGTTACCTACATTAGATATTGCGTTTGCTGATGTGCCGTAACCTGCTCCTGCTAAAGCATTCGCAACGCCATATGCTTGACCCGGGTGGATCACGCAATGGTAGTCACCTTCACCATCAGTTGGTGCGTTTTGTTCTCTTAATTTATACACAGCCTGAAGTATGATACCTGGAGTGATTGATGTTCCATTGTCACCTACGTCACTTGCTATGTTTGCCTCAGTGAAAAGAGCGAATGCGTTAGTATCCACTTTCTCACCAATTGCTGAACCGATCATCTGTCCTACATCAGAACCCATATTTCTTATTGTAGATTCTGCTAATAAGTCAGATACATCTATTCTTGCTTGAACCTCAGCCGCAGTAACATCAACCTGTGCAACTGTGAAGTTAGTGTCTGAAACTTCAGTTGTTTGGTTTTGTTCTTGAGCCGCGATTTCAGGATATACAGGAATCTGTGCTGTTAAGCCTGGAGTCCCTGTCATATCGTATGTTGTGAAGACTTTATCCGCAATCATTTTTTCAGATTGTGTGAATACAGCCTCTTGCAACATATTAGTCAATAATTGACTGTCGCTTATGTTAGTATTAGCCATTGTGCTAATCTCCTTTGTTGTTAGGAGTTATAATGCCTATAATACGTTAGGATAAATCTTTCTCCGCATTTGAGCGTATAACTCACGTTGTTTAGGATCATTAAGATCCAACTTGTTTATATCAACATCTGTTTTCACGCCCTCTGGGGATTGATTTGATTGGCTTCCTGAACCGGCTGGTCCCGCCTGAACAAAATGCGGATTGTCTTGAAGCCACATTTTCACGGCATTTTCGGTATCCAACGGAGTTCCTGATTCAGTATATCTTGTGTTTCCTGTTTTAGGATCTACAACTTCTACTTGACCAGTCTCTGACATCTTAACTTGATCTCTAACAAGTCTTACAACCTGTTCTGGATTCACTGCTCTATATTTGCTTGCCGCATTTAGTAAAGCACCATCCACTTTGATCTTTGTCAATTCGTCAGTCAAAGCCGATATTTTCTGACTAGACTTTTCAGCCTGTGTCTTCAATATCTCTTCAAACTCTCCCTTTCTTTTCTGCTCTTCAAGTTTTCTGTCTTCTTCTTGTTGCATCAAAGAACGGTAGTGATTAACATCAACACCATCGTATTGTTTGGCTACACGCTCTTCACCGTGCTTTCTGGCACTCTTCATTGCGTTGTCAAACTGCTCTTTGGTATATACTGGTTGATTATCAGTTCCCTGCGTTGGATTATTTTTTAAGTCTTCTTGAACTGGTGCAGTAGTCTGTTCCTTATTGACTTCCAATGTTTCTTTAGTTTCACTCATTGTGTGTGTTCCTCCATTTGTTTGCAACGCTGGATAACGTTGAATAAACTTATTTATTAAAGATTAGTAGAACATACTATCATTAGGGTCAAGACCCCAAGCATCATAATAATTAGATTTTCTAAGTTGTTGTTGTGCATTTTTTAATTTGTTCAAGTTTTGTATCATTAGCAATGGTGCTTTACCATAACTGAAACTGACTCCTTTGTGTGTGCCTTTGTTGGCAGGATGATCATACAGCATAGCATATTCAGGATTTTTTTTAAATGCTTTTCTGCAGACTGATGCTAATTTTTTCTCGCTTATCTTGTAAGTGAAATATAGGACCACAATATCCAAATGAAAAATATTAAACAAAGAGCAACAATGATCAATCTGAGCCAACACATTTTCCTTTGCCATTGTGATCTGGATTTTTCTATCTTGTAAAGTCTTTTTTGCATATGGACAGATTGTCGTTCCACTCTCTTTATGAGTTTTAGCAACAACCTGTCCGATCCAGTTCTCAATGTCTTTACTTCCTACGGCCACTTGGTTTTCTTCTGCCGCCTGATTTTTTTGACTTAGAACCTTTTTTATGCTTCTTGCCTTTGTGCATCATTGATGTCCTCCTCATTGAAGGACCCATAACCGCCTTGCCTGTCGTTGTGTTAAGACTGGCCATTTATGGGTTTCTTTCCTTCGTTTTTTGATGGAGCATACAACTCCAACAATTCCATTCCACGATAGTGTGCTATTTTTTTAATGTTGATCAGTGCCTTACGAGCCTTCTCAGCATAACGTCTGCTGGGTTTGTCCAAAAGTTTCTCCATTGCTGAAAAGTATTCCATACATTGGACTTTCAGTTGCTCGTGTCTTGCTGATTCAACTGGTGTTCTATAAATCTTTGCTATGCCCATTATTCAAGTCCTTCTGGTTTTATACAAGTGAAAGGTATCGAATGCCACGGTGCCACCCTGCCGTGTGTATTTTTGTAAAGGTCTCCTGTTTGGACTGATTGTGCCGCCATAAAAGTTTTATGTCCGTTTCCAACCCTTTTGGGTGCTATAACCTTGCAAGGTTTCCATTCTTGTCCATTTAGATAGAATTTCGAATGATGGACCTGTGTGCCTTTCTTTGTCTTTATGCCTGCCACTGCTATCTACCTCCACGCTCTTAGACTCCAATACGCAGGTGATAGACTCTTCTGTCCCTTTACTGCTCTCAGTATAGGTGTGAATCTTGCAATGAAACTTCTTCTTCTCACAGGATTGTTTTTCTTTATGCTCATTCCTGGTTGTCCAAATCTCACAATTTGCACTCTGCCTGTTTTTTGATTACGGACATACACGGCACTCTTCTTTGATGCACCGGGAGTCCTGAATGGTTGGTTTAATTTCACTGTCCTACCTTGATACTTGGCCACTACTTTCTTCTCCTTAGGTCAAGGTCGTGTTTTCTTGATCCACGTAGAAAACTATTGACCCTGCCCATTGCCCATTGGTTCATACCAACTCCTGGTCTTGATCCTGCTGTTAGGAAAGCACCTTGTCCTCTCCTATATACTTTTCTAAGTGTTGAAAATGTAAATCTTGATTTGTTCGCTTTGCCTTGTAGTGTCTTCCTTACAGTGGCACTCAAAGGTTTTGCTCTACTTTTTCTTTTTGCCAAGTCTAACCCTCCTGTCAATTAATGATTGTGGTATTCGCTTGCCTGCCCTCGCAAGTCTGCCAATCCTTTTTATCAGTGCTGATAGTTGTGTTCGCTTGGAACCTTTTATACCTGAAAGATACTTCTTAGGTATTCCCGTTCTCTTGTCCTTCGGGACTCTCCGTGTTCTGGCCATTGGCACCTCCTTCAAAGAATGTTTTTATTTCTGGATGTAACTCCATAATCTGTTCATCCGTATAACCTTGTGAAACCATTTCTCTCATATGTTTAATCATTGCATCTGGTGAAGTCATTGGTGGATGTTGCATTTCTGTTTGTGGTGCTGGTTGATTTAATTTGTCAATAAGTTCTTGTCTGGCATCATCGTCAGTCTCTACTATATCAACAATCTTCTCATCAATAATTTGTTTAATGGCAGGATCCGCTGGTTTTGTATCTGCCGCTTTCTTTAATATATCCATTTCATAACTTCTGTCTCTGATATTGAATATAGTTGGATATTTTATTTCTCCATCCCAATTGATGTTTTGGAATTGACCAAACAATCTAAAGATCTGTTCTTCAGCAAGTTGTAAATTCTTTGCCTTGTCAATTAACTTTGTATCAAGTTGCATCATCTCGGTTTGAAGGGCAATTCCCGACATTGATCTT